TGTGAATGTCTTACTCTTAACTGATCCCAGTTGGCTATGCGTAAAATTTGATCATAGGTAATTATTCTACCCGCAACTTGTTGTAGTTGCTCGTAATCTGCCTTGTGCATTTCTGCAATAGTCTCTTCGCGTAATGCGTGTATCATTTGTATAAACCTAGCAAATGTTTCGTGATTGCTAAGCATTTTAATGTCATCTTCTAAATTATTTTGCATACTTTTTTAATAACTCGCTAACTTTTTCCATACGAGGACGAATACCAGGAATACCTCTTTCTTCGGCTTCTTCATATTCTTTATTTCTTAAGAACTCTTTAGCCGCTTCTTCAAAATCACCTTCATTAATTAGTTCTCTTGTCTTAGGGCTTTGTTGTATAGAACCTCTGTAATGCTCGCTAAATATAGCTTGTTGTAAATCATTTGGATATGAATTAAATTGAGGTAATAAATCTACAATTGAATCCAATCTTGAACGCACATCTTCATCTAAAAATTCTTCAGCCTCTTCCTCTGTAATTGTCATCCCATCATCAACCCCATATCTACCATAACCAATAGTAAATTTTATTTCATCCTCATCGGGTTTGTATGATTCAAGTCTTAATCCTTCAGCATCTCGTATTGTTTGCTTAAATGATTCTATAGCATTATTTATTGCTTTTTCTTTTTTGTCGTTAACGCGTTTTACTGCAAACTGTCTTGCATCTAAATTATCGTTTTCTTCCATAATATTATTCTTGCGGTAGTTGTTGAGTTTGAACGCCCCCCATTTGTGCTGGAGCTGTTCCAATTCTTCCAATTTCTGCATTTTGTTGTTGCTGTAGTTGGAATTGATATTGTCCTGCATACTTCTGTAATCGGGCGGCAAAAGATTGATCTGACTGTGCGCGTTGTGCAATATCAGGCTGAGCAGAATACTGCTGAATAGCTTGTAAGGCAATCTGCCCACCATTTGGCCGAGCAGGTACTTCAATACCAGCAAATATTTTAGCAAGATCATCTGTAACATCTTTAATAACTTCTTGTTGTGCTTGTTGTGCTGGCTGTAAAATACTATCAGAAAGCAATGGATCTATACTAGATGCAGCAACTTCTAATAAACTGTCAACATTAATCCTACCGTTTCTATCAAATTGTGTAAGAGCTTTAAATGCTTCTATTTTTTGTTCTTGTATTTCTGGGTCACTATTTAAAACATCATAATTTACAAGTATATCGTAATTTTCATTAGCATTACCTTTTGAAATACGCATTGATTCAGGCACACCCGTTACTCGAAAGAATAAACTATCAGGGCCAAAGCGTTGAAAGCACTTAAATGACATATTTAATACTTCTGAAACGTGACGTAAGAATTTACTAGTCAAAAATTGTAAGCGTGATTGGCTAATTGGATTACCTTGATCAAGTCCTACAAGTTTATCTGCAACTGATTCTAATGTTTGTTCTATCTCTACTGATCCTGAGTTATATGCTGGTGTAGGTGCGAAGTCTAAATCACCTTTACGGCGATATGGAATCATTCGTCCTGGCCCCCAATCATTAGGTGCTTGTCCAACAGGATGAAGGATTGGAGGTAGCGTTGCTATGCTGTTTCTATCAATGCGAGAATCTCGCTCGACTTTTACTTGGTTTTGTATACCTCTCAGTAAGTCGGGTATTGTTTGCACGTCATATAAACGCTTACTATCTTCTGATAATTTAGTTACTACTACAGGATAGTCCTCATATCCGTTCATTAGTTCGAACTTGGCATATGCTGGGATGGCTCCGTCGCCATCAAAGTTTTTATGAAATATAGTTTGATAGATACCCTCTGAACCATCTTCTTCATCAATTAAGCGCTGATAACCATATACAATCTCGATTAGCTCTTCAGCCTCATAACCACGATCAGTTAATCCAATACTACGTTTACCTTCTTGCTCTCTTTCAATTGAGTAAATTTCTACGCCCCTATAATGTTCTATGACGTAATCCACAAAGTCCTCATCCCATCCATCGGTCGAAACCTTGTTCTTTAATTCCTGAGGTGTATAATAAGTTCGCCAAAAACAGAATGGGGCTCTCTGTGGATCCGTCACATATGGTGGGAAGAAAAAGTCTCCGTCAGGTGCTAATGTCTTTACTTCAGGTGCATCAATCTGTCGTTTTACAACTGGTAACTCAGCTTCTCTATTTTTCTTTAGTTCTTTGAGAGCTTTCTTAATTCTCTTTTCAGAAGCACTTGGAAATACTTCTCGCATATATTCTGTAATTACATCATCAACTTTACCTGATGCAATAGCTTCAGCTAGTACAGGATTAATTTGCTCAATCTGATCTAAATTAAGTTTTTGTAAAAATGTTCTATCTTCTCTATGCCAACCTACATATGTAATTAACATACCTCTTTCTAACATATAGTTAGCACCTAACTCCATCTCTTGTTTAAAACGTGGTATATATCCAGACGATACCATCCATTTCAAAAAGCTTGATACAATTTTAGAACGAGCAATATCATCTGTGCCTACGGGATAAGCTCTAATATTAGCCCTTTCTAAACTAGCCATAAATAACGAAACAAGTCTCGTAACTCGTTCATCTATAGTATGAGCTTCTATATCTGATGCACCTTCCCAAGGGAACGCATCAGCTCCGTGCTTTCTGTGGTCACGGCTCTTGCCTGGCCAAAAGTTTCTTCGGTCATCGTAACTTGTACGACATAAATCAAAATATGCTTCTAGCTCTACTACTGTTTGGTCATATGCATAACGTAAGGTTCTTACATCAGGTTCGTCTTGAACAAAAGTCAATGACTTAGATATTGAATCACTATCCATTTAATTTTTCTTTGAGATTATTTATAATCGCTCTAATAAGGTCTTTAGGCATTCCAATTCTATCACACATATCCCTATGTGACATCTCTATTGTGTGTTCGTGACGAATATATCTACAAAACATTTCCCAAGCAGCAAAGCGATCAATTTGTTCATTACGCCATTTTCGGCTAGTAGTTATGTCTTTTTTATCAAATCCTCTTCGTGTGCACATATCGAAAGCTTTCCCCTTTATCGTCTGATATGCACTCAATAGTTATGTTTTTACCAACAAGCCTGCCCCAAAATTTTCTTGGAACAAGTACAGGTATTTTTTTACTAAGTTCTTTTGAATATCCCCAGTTGTAACAACGATTAGGACATTCTTTTAATATTTTTACCTTAATATGTTTTGGAACAATTTCAGGTATAACCAGTGCATCATTGAGTATTTCTACTCCTTCTTCATTTATCCAGGTAGCCTTACCTTTTCCAGTAATCATTTCCTTGGATAATTTTTCTTGAGCGATTTTTAGTGCTTCGTCTATGTTTATTTTAAATTCTTCTGCAAGTTTTGTTAATCTAGTTTTTGCCATTAGTATCCCCCTTGTGCTCTTGATGTTGCTTGCATATCTCTGCTTGTAAAATGATCTGGCCCTAGTCCTCCGTTACTCATACGTAAATATCGTATTAAATCAAAAAAATCTTTTAGGGCTTCATCCATTTTGCCATTAGAATTATAATTGATTAGACTGTCAATTAAATTTTCACAATCTTCGTGTATAAAACATCTAGGTCTATTAGCCTCATCTATATCATAGTTAGGATTATATGTAAACCACTCATCAACTGCGGCTATGCCTATATCTTCTGTCTTACCATCACTTGGTAAAAATACCATACCGTAATCCTCAAAGCTAGAAAACAAATCAGTATTATTCTCATTCTCTCTAGCAAAGTATCTTGAGTCACCTATTCGCTCCATAACCTTCATACCCATATCATCTTCTATCTCTTCAAAGAGTTCAACATATCCTCTAACATCTAATCCTATTTTCTTAGAAGCTGGGCCGTATTTCCATTTAGGATCACCAAACAATGCCCACTCTCCATATGTTGCTCTATCTGGCCACTCTCTTAGAATATATATATCTTCATCTTCATTTACGGCTGCCCATATTGCTGAATAATTTCGGGCACCAGCTGGGTCAACTACTTGATAGACAGTAAAGTCCTTGTCGATTTCGGGCATCTTCATACCATATTTGTTTGGCTTATCTCCAAGTACATTGACTTCTGTAGAAAATAAAGGTAACAACGAAGTCATTGACTTTACTGGTAACCCATATGCACGAACCATAATATCTTCTTTAGAACGTCCGCGAAGATCCTTAGCAATACGTTCATAACCACCAAATGGATTTTCATCGGAATGCAAATATACTATTGATGCATCTCTTTCTGGACTGTACTGCTTTACAGGTACTTGTTTATTATCTAATAGTTCTGCTGCACGAGTTTCTAATACTTCAGCACCTTTTAAATACT